GCCATCATGATACTAGGATACAGGGCTTCAAAGTCTAGCGCAGTAATAGGAGTATAATACGCACCCTTCTGAGCTTCCAAAACTGTCGCCCCTTCATAGGGCTCTTCAGGAAGCTGTCCCCAGCGAATCGTAGGCACCATAAATTTCATTTCCCTCGCCTTCTTTGTAAGCTGAGAGAATACCTTAATCTGCTGCCCACGCTCAACGAGGAAGCAAAGAGGTACCCAAGTAGCCTTAGCCATCTCAAGTAAGTTCAGCAGAGTACAGAGTTTCTTCATGAGTCTATGGGGAAGTAAAGTATCTTTTATACAGTACTCAGCTACTTCTCGCAACTTCACTGGATCACCTTCCAGGTAACGAGCAAACATTTCCTTCGGAGCCATATCTATTTTTTGATCTCCGAGGTACAACTTGGAGACTTCATTCAGTTTGTAAGAGTCTAGTTTATAGCCCTTCTTCACTTCATGAAAGAGATCGAAAATGAAGCGACCACTCATCGGAAGGAGCTTCAGTACATTATCACCCAACGCACTTGAACTCAACTTCTTGATGGAGATCTCACAATCTTGGGACTTGAGCTTACCCAACTTGAAAAACTCGGGACTACACCCAGTAATAAACGCTCTAGTGTATATATAGTCAAGATCAAAACCGAAGATGTTCCATCCCGTGAGAATATCAACATCCTTTTCGTGTAAATACTGTTGAAAGGCTTCAAGCATTTCTCTTTCAGTATCAAAGCTAATGATTGTAGAGTCTTCTAAATTTGTATCAGTCTTTTTATAGCAAAGACATGTTTTATCATAAGGTTGGTCATTTCCAAATTTACACAATGAGATTGCGATCTGAAAACACGCATCATCTTTCACATTAGGATCGGGGAATTTTCCAGTGGAGCTATTACACTCAATATCAAAGGATGCTACAACAAAAGGAGCGACATCATCTCGTGCGATAGGTTTTAGAGTCTTCCAATCATTACAGAAAAGATCTATATCCACCTTAGCTAGATGTGTACGAACACAGTTATCACCAGAGTTTAGCCACCCGGTTGACTGGATTCCGGACCTATGCATTAAACGAAGAACCGGGTCAATATTAGATTCAAAAACTTTGAAACGCTCAGTACCGTAAGACATCTGGATGGGATTTTTCAGAGTGTAATCCATACGACGCCTACTTGCGAGATTCTTAAAGTCCAACTTCATATACGAAAATTCCTTATTGTTTTGAAATCCCCAAACATCCTTGGATCTCATGATAGAGTAAGAGATCAAGCAGTTAGGACACTTTTTATCAAGAACCCTATAGATTTCTTGTATAGTTTGCTGCGTAACGCGTTCAGGAAGCTTTACAAAGAAATATGGAGTGAAGGCGGTGGTCACGCAAACAGATTTTCCATTTTCAGTTTTGCCAAAAATGCTCACTAAATGTTCTTCATCCGTGTCAACTGTCTCCCATGTGAGTGCCTGAAACTCGATGCCCATATCTTGTGTATACATTGAGCCGAAATTTTAATATCGTTTACTAATAAATGTCAGCTGCTTTAATTGACCTCGTGTCGGTGGGTGCCCAGGACGTATATATCACTGGTCAGCCCGAGGTGTCGTTTTTTAGACAAAATTACAAGAGGTATACCAACTTTGCAATCAAGCCAGAGAGGCTTGACTATATCGGTACCTTCGGTAGTGGTAATGAGGTTACCATTCCCATTAAAACCAAGGGTGATCTTTTGAGCTATGTGTGGATTGAGGCTGAGAACATCGGTGGTGTCGGTAACTCAAACACCGGTTTCTTCGACAAGGATGAATCCACCACCACCGAGTTCCAGCTTTGGATCGGTGGTCAAAAGGTTGCCCAGATTGACTCCCTTTACATTCAGGGTGTTCATAATCTTCTTTACAAGGATACTCAAGCCAAGGCTTCTTGTGCTGTCACCCTCGACGAGTGTCCCCAGAATGCCCTAGGCTCTTCTACTTCTGCGAACCACTACATTCTTCCATTCTTCTTCAGTGATGACTGGACCAAATCCCTTCCTTTGGTTGGTCTCCAATACCACGATGTTGAGATCAGGGTGAAGTGCCGTGGTGGTACTTTCGCGCCAAGCAACGTGAAGGTTTTCGGTACATACGTGTATCTCGACACAGCCGAGCGTGATTTCTTCGTTAACAACGAGCATGAGATTCTGTTCACCCAAACTCAACACCAGCTTATGAGTGCCTCTGATACCGAGGTTGATCTTACCTACTTCAATCATCCGGTCAAGGCTGTACACGTTGTTTCTTCCGAGGCTGATACCAACAAGTGGTCTACCAACTGGACTTTCGATACCGCCACTCTCTACATTAACGGTACTCCCCTCTTCGAGAATATGTCCGCAGCCTTCCACCACAACGTTGTCCCAGAGATGCACTGCTCCGTCCTTCCCCAAGATGCTCTCAGCACTGTATCCACTTTCACTTGGCCTTTCTGCATCACCATGAACAAGTCCCAGCCAACTGGAACCCTAAATTTCAGCCGAATTGATACTGCCAAGTTATCTCTAACTGGCACTGGCACCAGGAACGGTAACATGGTTCGCGCGTACGCTGTGAACTATAACATTTTACGCGTAAAGCAGGGCATGGGTGGTGTCGCGTTCGGAAACTAAAGTACCTAAGTCACAACTTAGTTACTAATTTTTATGTAAAAATGGTAAAATCTTCTTCACGTCCCCGTAAGGCGTCCAAGTTCACTATAGATCTTGGACCCGAGATTGACAGGGTTGTTAAGAAGAAACTCCACACACGCGATGTCAAAATCAAGAAGCAGCGGGTCATAATCAAGGCTCTCGAACAAGAGCGGGATGAACTCAGATCTTGTAACAGTGCGGTCAATGATTTGAAGATGAGGAAGCAAAAATTGCATGTCTCCAATCTTCAAGCCACAGTGGACGATCTCACCAAAAAGTTGAAGGAGGCGGAAAACAGAGTCGTTACAGTGGAAAAAGAGATACAAGAATATAAGATCCAGCGGGTTAATATAACTGATAAAACTGTTGAAAACGCTTTTAAGCGCCTCCGGAATGGTTTCAGTTTATATGCGATGCAGGCAGAAACGAAGCGAAGGATCAAACTCGCGGGGCGTTACAGCGAAGCCCAAGAGCTCCATGAACGAAGGCGGAGAGCGCAAAAGAATTTATGTTAAATTTTTTAGGATCTCCTTAGTCTTGTTATACATACGCTCGTGGTGTCTATTTGTGTATCCTTTCTTGAGGCGTCCATTCTCAATTACTTCCGATTTGAGTGAGTCCCATAGTTCCAAACGCTTCTCAAGAAACGTCTTAAACTTCTCGGGATCATTTGTGGACTTGTATCTTACTTTATCAGCCTCTAGGGCTTTCTTCATAGCAGCGGAGCGAGCTTCCGTATACTGTTTCTGAATTTCATCGTAGGAGAGGCGTGGACCGTTATCGTCTTTCTTTTTCATAATACTTTGTATAGAACTGATCTCTTTATACCTAAGTACCATCGCAATATACCCAAAAACAATCAAAATGCAGTCCGAACCTTTCTCCCTATTTGCCGTCCAACCCCACGATTTTTTAAAATGTCATTCTAAATCAAATGATACCATTCCTGTTACTCGGGGGGTTTGGGGCTCTAACCGCGTACAGTTTAACCGGGAGTCAGCTTATAACAGCCCGCAAAGCAAAAAGCCTTATCAAAGCTGGAAAAATAAAACGCGTTATAGACGTCCGCACAAACATGGAATGGCGTCTCGGACACTATCCTGGCGCAGTTCACATTCCAGTGAACAAACTTGGAAAAAGAACAACATCTAAACTTCCTAAAAAGGGTTTGTTGGTATACTGTAATACTGGTCAACGGGCAAGATTCGCGGCAGAAAAGCTCGTAGAATTAGGTTTCACCGAGGTTTACTACATTTCTGGACTCTACACAGATCTTCTCTAAACCCAATTGGCAAGCTTCTTCTTGGGCTTCTTTTTCTTCTTTCCTATTCGTGAAATCTTATGAAGGACATAAAAATAGAAAAGTCCTAGCGGAGCTAGTTTCATTTAATATAACGACACATCATTTTTTTAACCTTATCCGCGTTTTCAACAATCTGTCCAATCGCATTCTTTCTTTTCGCATGAAGACTGAAAGTTCTGCTATATCTCCTTCCAATTTCATTTTACCAGCCTGTCGCACCCAAATTGTTTGATCTACCTGAACCATGTCCACATAAGACATTTTAATGTCTGGAGCGTTACTATGATGTATAGCCAAAACTGTAGCATCTTTTCGAGTTTCCTTCGGTAAGGGGTTTCTTTCACTACACACAACTACATGAGCACCCGAGTATCCAGATACATGTAACCACCAGTACTTCGGTACACTCGTTATTGTGAGTTCATCATTCTCTTTTGCATTTTCACCCACTCGTATGACAGTGCCGTCGAGTGATGTATATTCAAGCATAACTATTCTGATATTTTTTTCCTTATGTAGTATTAATGCACGTAGTATTACAACCAAGTCCTTCAGTAACGCACAGATATAGAGTAACTCTTCCAAATCAGAGAACTATAGATTTCGGTGATAGAGGTCTAAAATATTATCCAGATCACGGAAATCCGAGGATTATGCGTGCACAACTTCTTAGGAAGGGAGCCATTATTCCTAAGGAGCTGCGAGTGGAGAGGGATCCGGGTGAGATTCATAGAGGAATGTTGCGAATCAAAAAAAGTTCTAAAGAGGATTGGGAAGATTTCTTCCGGGCAGACTATTGGGAACGCTGGATACTTCATACTCACACTAGCGTCACTAAAGCCAAATTATCTATGGTCATGAGTCATGGCATTCTTTTTATGCCTACACCTGAGGACTTATGGTTCTGTAGAGATGAAATCACGAACCAGTAGATCCAAAACCACCATCACCCCTGAGGGTCTCTTCAAGTAGACCAATTTCCTTAATCATAGGTGTCTCACACTTCTCCAAAATAAGCTGAGCAATACGATCACCCTTCTTGATTTCAAAGTCTTCCGTACCATGATTGAATAGGACGACCTTGACTTCACCGGTATAATCAGGATCGATAACACCCGCACCAACGTTAATGCAGTGCTTCACAGCTAGACCAGAACGAGGAGCTACACGTCCATACAGACCATCAGGGATGGACAATGCAATACCAGTACCTACTAAAGCTCGCCCCGCCTGGCACGGTACAGTCGCATCTTCGGAGCTATATAAATCATATCCCACAGCACCATCAGAACCACGAGTAGGCAAACGAGCATCGTAAGAGAGTTTCTTTACTCCGAGAGGCATTCTACTCTTTATAAGAGTGTAACCCTTAAGCCAGATCAATTTGACAATCTCGCATTGTTTTTACATGATCACCTTCATCGTCGCGAACACTTTCAAACACGTCATATAAATTGGCGATTTTACGATCATTGTAGTATTTCACAGCAATTTCAGGTGGTTTCTCAAGTATTAAACTCGTCTTATGATTGGATAAAAACTCATCATATGTGTGATATGCGTGTTCTTCAATCTGTTCTGATAGGTTATATGCCATCCGAGGGGAGACTAAGTAGATCATACATGTAATCCAGTAGTATGCGAAAGCTGCATGCTGAGCAAAAAATCTATCTACATAGCGTTCATCTCCACCCATAGCTTCCATTATCAATAGATGATGGAACTCATTCATTGTTTGTGAGAAATGGGTTTCCATATAGTCCGCACGCCTCCACAGACCAACTGTCTCGTACAGATGTAAAACCGAAAGGAAAGAAAAGTAGGGAACACGGGCAACGGTCTCAAGTACATAAAAGCGAGCATATTCCCGATCTTTGTACACTGAATCAATAACTTTGACTGCCGATCCAACAATTGCTGAATTAATACGCCTTTCTACCTTGGGTATAAATTCGTGTTTTTTTGAAGCGGAAGCGGTGATAACTACAGGTCTGGAAAGTACACTGAGCATATATCTTTACTTTACATATTTCTTTTTCTCATCTTCCGTGAGAGCCCTCCACATCTCACCCAGTTTTGCGCCAATCTCTGTAAAGGTTAGGTCTGGGTAGTCCTTTACGACGGTAGGTCGCACCTTCTTAACAAAGTTCATGTAAGCGTTAGGCTTACGCTTGGGTTTCTCCTTCTCCTTCTCTTTGGCACCACCACGGAGACGGAGGACAAGATGAAGTGTAGACTCCTTTTGAATATTGTAATCAGCTAGGGTGCGACCATCTTCTAACTGCTTTCCCGCGAAAATAAGTCGCTGCTGATCGGGTGGAATACCTTCCTTATCTTGAATCTTAGCCTTGATGTTATCTATAGTGTCCGATTGTTCAACCTCGAGAGTGATAGTCTTTCCAGTGAGAGTTTTCACGAAAATCTGCATACTACTAGTATCTTAGATTTATTTCTTTAATCAGCCTTTATCATTTTACGAGGTGGTTTTGAAAATGTCATGGCACAAATACCATAGCTAAATATAGTTATAAACATCTGTGAACCCACCATGTGCATTCTAAATAACAGAGGTTCTTCACGGAACAGTTGAGCAACAAATAACAACATCATAGTTTCATAGAATACCCGTATAATCAGATTAGATATCCGATAGAGAAGATCTAATGACACCGATTTTTTGAATAAACGACGTAAAATTAGAATAGATGTATCTACTTCAACGAGACCAGCTAGAGCTGTTAAGGGAGCGGCTTCGGGTGTGAATAGAGGAAACATTAACATAGACATCGCAACCATGTGATGTAACATCACTAAACCAGAGAGGTGCGTTGCTTTGGGACAACAATACAACCAAAATGTGTCATACAATAGATGATAGAATAAGGCATAGGTTAAAAACATAGGATCAATCACATAACCGAATAATACTTCAGCAATACACAAAGAAGAAAAGGGTATTAGAAAAAGACCTGAAGCCACATCATGAATAAAAACTACTATCTGATCGTTATTCATACTGTGAAATAAACACATATTTTTAATATAAATTGCACTCAAAGGGTTTCGAACCCCTGACCTCAAGCTTACTAAGCTTGCGCTCTACCCCTGAGCTATGAGTGCTGGCAGACTTGCCGGGAATCGAACCCGGAATGCCAGATTAGAAGTCTGGAGTGATATCCGTTTCACTACAAGCCCATGAATGCTGAGAGCGGGGTTCGAACCCGCGCGTGCATAGCACAGACGATCTTAAGTCGTCCTCCTTAGACCACTCGGACATCTCAGCTCCCCAAACCACTTACCTACTTCTATTGAGTCTTAAATCTTTAAGTGCTTAGGTGTTGGTTCATATGCCAGTTTATTCTCTAGTTCTTTACGTTGTTCCTCCCTTTTCGTTTCGATCCCTATACAATTGTGAACTTCTAACCGAAAACATCTCATACAAAATTGACCTCCGCAGTATTTACAGTCCATTGGAACTCCGCATTTCTTTTTACAGTTTTGACAAGGCATTGTTAATTTTAACGGAGATAAAGATTATGAGATATTTTTAATAAATGTCCCTCACTTACGCTCTCTCAAAACCAATTTCGACTAACGCTTCCGACTACAAGCGTCTCAAAAAGACATTGAAGAACTCCACAGCTGGATATGGATCTGCTCTGAGTGCGTCTTACTTCATCACCCAAGGTGCTGATCAAGGTGTATCAGCTATGCTTGGAGCTGTAACCTCGTACGCGTATGTGAGTCTGCTTTCCGATCGCGTAGACAAGCTGGAGAAGTCTACAATTCAAAAGGAATTCTTCGCACCATTGAGTGCAGCTGCGTTTGAAGTTTCTTGGAATAATGCTCCATTCGCCTTTGATTTTGACTACGGTGCCACATTTGTTGGGTTCCTTGCTTATAAATTTGCGCTAACCTCTGTAATCTATGAGACTGTTAGGCATATGATGATTTCTGATGGTGATTCATTGTATGACACCGAAGAAAAGGTCTATAACGATCTATCCGATTGGGGTGAACAACACGGAGAGATTGATATTGTAGATGATGCGATTATACCCGAGATCAATGAAAAACGCGATGACCCGGAGCATTTAACTTTGAAAGTTCACGGGCAACCTTGACGAGACGGCGAGGAGACATAACACCTTCCTCAACGCGTATCTTAAGCTTAAATTTACCCTCCTTGTTTAAACCCTTCATAGCATTGATACGCTTGATGGCTTCCTTCTTAGTGAGGGGCTTCGCCCTCTTGGAAGGCTTGGGTTTGGGCTTGGGGGGAGTGTTGTTAACATTAAGTTCCCGGAGTTTTTTGATGTTTGAATTTGTTGTAACCATACCTTTCATGAAATTGTTAATACCCTTCTTCACTGCTTGCTTTTTAAGAGCAGCCTTCATAGAAGGTGTAAGAGTCTTCTTCTTATTGGCAGCGCGCTTCTTGGCAGCCTCTGGATACAGTTTGGCGAGGGGAACATTATTCTGATTGGCGAGAATTTTCTTCACCTCCTCTTGCGAAACTCGCTCACCCTCCCGAATTTTCTTCTTTAAACGTCCACATAAATCGCTGACAGTCTTCTTATTAGGGGTGGGTATACCATAGTCCTTGGCAACCTGTACCACTTCACTCTTCTTATGAAGACGGCACTTCTTACGACCAAACTTAAGATCACCTGCCTTGTCCACATTTAATACATACGAAACCATTAGTTACTAGATACTGAGATTTTTAGTCAAAGTACAAATTGATTTTTCCATCATAGTCACTGTGGGTATCTAACATGAAACCCAGTTTTTTCATTTTCTTTATCCAATCATCTGCCACTGGGTGTTTAGTATTCATAGAAGCGACCCGGGAAAGATTTTTCTGATCAATTTTCTTACCATTTTTGTGCATGACTGTATTTTTCTTTCCGACATCATACTCCTTTTTAGTCTCAAACTTTGACTCAACAATCTCATTTTCAGCATCTCTCTTGACTTTATAGACGTAGCATTCAATCTTACTCTTATCATTACTTAGTGTGTAAAATTTGATAATCTCATCAACAAGATCCCAACCAACTCCGTAGTATCTGTAGTTCGGAGCGCATATTTGGGTATCTACCCCAATGTGTCGCAATACCTTCTCCACATGTGAAGTAATATCCGATTCAACTGATCCAATGTTGACTCGTGTTAGATTAACTTTGTTAGTCTCTTTATCTATGGAAATACTGAAGCTATATGGAGATATATGTACAGTCTCTCGAAACTCTTTATAATAGTCATAAACACCCTTTAAATTGGATATGTATTCACGCTCTATTTTTCCAATCTTTCTATGAAAAGGGTAGACATTACGAGTATAGACATCATAAAACTGTTCTAAATAATTAACACGAGGTTGGGAACGGGTACGATACATGAAAAACAAGGCAAGAAATATTAGAATTAATAATAATGTCATTACAATTGCTATGAAAATAAAAAGTCTAAAACACATCTACGAAGAAGTATGGAGGTAGTCACTGATTTTCTTGGTAATGGACTTACCAATGCCGCGTAGCTTTGCAACCTGAGGAAGGTTCTTGAGAGTAACCTTCCAGCCAAGTTCATAGATCATGTCCGCAGCCCGAATGTATGCGTTGCGCCTGAAATTGTCCTCAGCCTTATCAGCATATTCATAGAGTAGATCAGAGATGCCAGTGTTGTAAGAAACAAAGTAGTCATCATCGGAATCGGTGAAATCTACCGTTTCGTCCTCAGATTCGGAATCATAGTCATTGGATGCGACGGACTCCTGATAGTCGGAGTCTTCCTCTTCCAGATATTCGTCAATCTTGGTGGCGATGCCCTTGCCAATACCCTTTAGGTTGAGCAGGCTCTCACCAGACTCAACTCCGTAGTCAAGCTTGCGAATAACCTCCGCAGCCCTCTGATAGGCGGCGGTCTTGTAAAAATCGGAGGTCATCTCCCCAAGTTCAAGGAGACGATCAACGATACCCTGGTTCGGGCAGCTCTTCCCGATGGGTGATGCGGTCTTGTCGTAGAGGGAGTGGGCCTCGGCTCCAGCTTGATAGGCTGGGTAGAGGGAATTGAGAGCACTGACCTTCTCTTGGTTAGCTTTATTGAGTAGGTTTTTGAGTTGCTCAATCTTGTTGCGAGACTCTTCGTAGGTCTCGGGAGATTTCTTCTTGAGGTCGCGGACTTGCTTCTTGAGATCAATCTCGTTGAAGGTGAGAGTGCGAATGGTTTCGCCTTGTTCGTCGCAGAGGCTCTGGAGTTCGCGGTTCTCGCGCTCGAGCTTGAGGATGTAATCGGTGATAGAAGAGCAGTTCATGGTAGTAGGCATCGGAAGTTTTATAAAAATGAAGTAGTTTTCACGGACTTAGGTGTTTAAAGACAAGATTTCTGAAAAAGGTAGAAAATGTTAGCTCTCGCTCAACCTATTCATGTACAACGAACACCTGTCAAATTACAAACCAAGAAAACTCAAATGCGTCGTCCCATCCGCAATGTCAAAGTTCAAGCAGCTCTACCGGATCCAGACCTCGCAAACTACGCAGTGTTTCAACTTGCTTCTTGGGTCCTACCCATGACTATTGCAGGTCGTCTACTCAAGATGGAGTATCCCGAGATTGCCACAGGTCTCGTCATCATGGGACTTACTAAGACGGCTCTCGCAGCAAATGGAATTATACACTATTAAAGATAAAACGTGCCAACCAATAAAATGATCTTAACACTCACACAAACTCATGTAATGCGTCCACGTGTCGTCCGCATTCGAGCCAAGAAGGAAGAAGAAAAGAAGGATATCAATCCCATCAAGAAGTTCATCATGAAGGTCTTCAAGGTGGAGGAAATTGATTATGATAAATTCCGAAAAGAGAACAAGTGGGCTATTCGTCCAAATCAAGATAAAGCTAAGAAGTAAATAAATATCATGTGGTCAATTACTGGGATTGTTAAGTCTAATTACCTATGTGCGTTAGGTTTAACACCTTATTTATTCCACTATTTAGACACCGGTTCTTTATCGGCTCTGATTGTTTATATAAATGGAATGACGTTTCATTTAATTTTTCCACATAATTTTTATATGAAATGGTATGATATTAGTTGTAATGCAATTTTGATCATATACGGAAACTTATACGCTATGAACGTCTTCGTAACTTTATGGAGTTTGTATGGAACTATACATTTCATGTATAATGTCCCTATTCCGGGTTATGAAATTATAGAACCGATAGTGCATGTATTATTCGTTCAACTGAGTTTGCATCATGCACTTGTTCTTTCCGGAATTTAAAGAATAAAGTCGTTAGACATAAAACATGTCTTTAGCTATCAAACCCCTTCACATTTCACGAAATATTAGAACTAGAGTAGCCACCGATCCCGCCCAATACGACACGGAAATCAACGCAGCCCGTGGATTTAGCCCAGTAACAAAACCTATCCCCCCTCGTCTACAGTCCCAAACCCGTACACCCGAGAGAGTCACCCGTGATTCTGGTGGTGTATTCTATGACCCAGATCAATATGACCCCGATGCAAATCAAAGATCTTCCTATTCTCCACCAATGGATGAAGCGTCGCAGCTCATAGATAATCTCCGTACCCCACTTGACGACGCACAAGTGACTAGGGATGAGGTCATAGAGGCACAAAACTTTTGGGCGAAATCCATCGTAGACATTTCAACTTCTTTCTTAACAGGTGGTGATTATGTAAAACTCGCGGGTGAACGCGCGGGTGAATTGTATGGTTACGATCACTCTAATGTATTATTCAAACCTACCAAGGCTGTGGAGAAACAGTTCCGTCCCACCGCAAACGATGCGATGTCTTATTTTGTAGGTCATGATGCTGTAATCAGTGGATATAAGGAAGATCAGGGTTTCGCCATTAATGCCAAAAAGGGATTCAGTAAAGTTATATTCAACAATCACCAAATTGACTGCCACAATCAGGTAGCGATCGCTATGGGTACCTATGAATTTACCTGTGCCACAACTGGTGAAGTTTCAGAAGTTGAGTATACTTTTGGTTATAAGCGCAACCCCGATGGCAAAGTACGCATCTGCCTCCATCACTCTTCTATTCCTTATGAGCCGGGTAATAAGACGATTCACGAGAAACGAGTGGATTCCTCTCACGTGAAGCGTAAAAGTGGAATAATTTATGACCCCGCACAATGTGATCCGGAGGCTAATATACGCCACAATTCAACTAAACAGTGGTAATCTTTAGTCTAAAATTTTTATCAAAACCATCTATGGATATCTTTCCCTCATCCACAAGACACTTAATCTTATTTCCAACCTTTAGGTTGTTGTTATAGGCCTCCGTGTGTTTTGGGTCAGCTGGTAAATTTGGAATAAGCATATTGAAGGCCATCATCTTTTTAGTCATAGAGAGTTCGGGACTTTGGAGTACGCGCATGACATCTTGGGGAATCTGTGAAGGATCCATTATACTTTAAGGATTCTTTTTCTTTAATTGTTTACCCTTAGATTTAGATTTGGGTTTCTTACTATCTTTTACACGCTTAGCAACTCCTAGTGCTGCAGCAGTACTCGCCGCGGCTTTTGAAATTAGGGCTCCTGTACAAATAGGACACGGCATCTTATAATTTTATCCGAGATAAAGAATAACACCATTTAACCTATAGATGTATGGTCGTCGTAAAGCAAAACCAATTGGATTTTCTAGTCACGATGATCCTAGAAGGTTAGTTATTCGTTCGGAAGACTCTAATCCACCACCACCCCCATTATATATTGCACCACCCGAACTCGTGCCAGTTGGTATACATTACATAGTTGATCTAGATAACGTAGAAGAGACTGATAATGATACATTGGTGAGAATTTGTGATGAGTCATTAGAAAAGGGTGAAGTGACCATACTGAATAAGATGATACACGCATTTGAACCACAGGGTTTAACCTTGTTGTATCTACTTTCTGAAAGTCATTTTTCTATGCACACATGGCCAGAATATAAGAAGATTCGTATTGACTTCTTCTCATGTGACACGAATCAGAATAAGTGTGATCGGGTTATTGAAAATCTAAAGAATGAGTTCCCAAACACCATCTTCAAATCCAAAATGCTGAAGCGTTAAACGATGGTTTATAAATTCTCCTAAAACAAAAGATGAAGACTGTGATACTTCTAATACTAATCACTGTTCTTATTTTGGGGTTTATAGGAACATCTCGGTTTAATTGGGAAGTGGTTAATAAGGGTGGGATTGATACAGATGGACTAAAAGTGTTATATCACCTAGAAAGTCCATATCAGACTATTGATTTAGCCAGGGATCTTAAGACTAAACATATCTCAATGTTTTTAAATGGTGCTATTCAAAATAACACAAAGGAATATGAAAAGTCGCATTACGCCATGGTTGATATATCTGGTAAGTTGGTAAAAAGTCAACCCAAGAATATTTTGATTTTAGGGGGTGGAGATGGATATCCAGCTATGCGGGCTCTTAAACAACCTGGTGACCCATATGTTAAAAATGTTGAAATTGATGATGTATTGATTGACTTCGTTAAAACAAACCCTATTATGAGAAAACACACACAAGATGCTTTTAACGACCCCAAATTGGATCTAACAGCTATGGATGCCTATAAGTATATCTATACAGAAAAACGGAGATTTGACGTAATTGTGTATGATATAGCTAGAGCCATAACAAATAATACGGTAACCAACTTTGAACCATGTGATGATCATATTATTGAAAATCTACTTGCTAGTGGAGGTGTAATGAATTACACGATGGATTTACGAGCTGAAATACCCGAGTTCGGACCCATATTCAGAAAGTACCTTAAACTAAAAAAGAAGTGTAACAAGGAGCATCTCATGCTATTGTTACAAACCATGGATGATTTTAAGAAGTTCAGTAAACACTGTCCAATTGATATTGTAAAACTCAAGGAAAGATATCCAACAAGTGAAATTGGTATAATGATGTATGATCTAAGGTGCTCGTGTGGAAACTATCGTTACAACGAGGAATTATATTTTTACATCTGTAAAGAGCCATTTAACAAAGAGAATGAAGATATAAAGTTTCATAGCTTCACGAGTTGTATCCCATAATCCAATTCTTCAACGATTGGGTCATTTTTATAATCAACTTGATAGTAGATCTTACTAATACCACTACTAGCTAGGGCTTTGAAACAGTTCAGACACGGGTAGTGAGTAATATATACCTCGGCACCATCGATGGAGACTCCTCTCTTCGCTGCATCGGTGATGGCGTTAATTTCTGCGTGGATCGTGGCTTGCTCATGACCCCAACGAACTATGGATTTATGATCCGTACCAGCGAGGAATCCATTGTAACCCATGCTTATGAGTCTGTTATTCTTCACTATAACACAACCCACTTTTAGTCTCTCACATGGAGACCGAACTGACGCCAGAGTTGCAGCTTTCATAAAGTAGTCTTGCCAGCTCATACGAGGTTC